GTCCTGCGGCGGCTCCAGATAATTTTCCAAATGCTGATGTCGATTTATTCTGAGCGGGTGCTTTGTTATTTGTAGATTGTGGAGGCTGTGTTGTTTGAGCAGTGCTGCCACCTGTTGCAGGTGCAGGAGAATCTTGTGCCGTTTGAGCAGTGCTACCACCTGTGGCTGCTGTAGCCTTTGAACCAGGCATTGTGTCTCTTACTTTTTGTAATATATTTCTATTATCTGCTGCTGGATCTGCATTATCGCCAGCGCCGCCTACAGTGGCTTTACCTGCTTGAAATCCTTTTTTTACAGCAGACCCAAGGCCAGCTACTCCACCCGCTACTGCGCCAACACCTTTGGCTACTGCGCCAACACCTTTGCCCACAGCAGAGCCAATTTTATTTAAAATTGGACCTTCATCTAACTGTTGACTTTCCACGAGGAGTTCAGAGATTTTCATTTTAAGCAGTTCCTAATTGTTTTTGTAGATAAGCCGAAAGACGCTGTTTGCCTTTCATGTCTAGTTTTGCTAAATCTGTTTTAACTTGTGCATACAAAGATGTGGCTGCAACACCACTCTTGATTTTTAAAGATTTATATACGCCGTCTACTATTGCAGCATCAACACCTTGAGTGGTTAAAAACTTTTTAAGTTCTTCACTGTCAACGGGTGCGCCTGCCTTTTGCCAAGCAGAATTTAATTTGTCAGCAGTAATCTTAGTTGTTAGATTGGTGCCAACTGTGCGAGCCTTGTTCATGACCTTGCCAGCCAGACCCTTGATAGCATCCGCTGGCCCTTCGTTGAGTTGCGATTCGGTGATTCGTTTAAACACCAGATACACTTGTCCTTCACTTAAGGGACGTTGATGATGTTGTATAGATTCTTTTTTAGCAGGAGCACCTTTAACTCCTGCGGCAGCTACTGCACCCTGTGCAGCCGCTCCAAGATATTTAGTAGCTTCTTGAGCAGCTTGTGCTGCCTGACTGATCATAGTTCTACTAGCTTGATCAGACGCAATCTGCGCTATGTATTCTTTATCGTTGAATGTGTCAGCAATCAAGCCTTCCAGTGATTTCCAAGTGGCTGCACTCTGCTCATAGTCTCCGGCTTTCCAATATTGCCCAGCTTCGCCAAACAATTTTTTAGCTGTGTTAATGTCTTCAGGTCTACCAACTAGTCCTTTAATTTCAAAATTAGCCCAGCGAGTACCTAGTTCACCGCCAACTTCATCAAAGACCTGAGTCATGTTTAAACGAAGTGCGTTTGGAAACAGATTATCTTTAACTACCTGTGCTCCGCCTTTGATTGCGTCGCCTAGCAATTCGAAAGTCTTTCCTGCAATGAAACCATAGGCAGCAGTTTTAATACCTTTGCCTAAGGCAGTGGATAATTTTTCGCCTTTAAGTAATTCTACAGCACCACGCAGTACTTGACCAGCAATAGCACCGCCTACTGGCCCGCCTGCTAAGGCAGCAATAGCAGTTAGAACACCAATAATTGCAGCAGTCTTTCCAGGATTGTTTGTAGCATAGATTCCCATATTTGAAATCATATCTAAAATTTTACTATCTGGAAACTTGGTATTGATTTTATTCTTTAAGTTATCGAACTTTTGATCAAATGCCTTAACTGGAGTAGTATCCTGTAGCCATTTACCAATGTTGTTGACCACTTCATCAGCTTTTTTAGCTACGTCAACACCTTTGCCCAGCATGGTTCTATTACCGCCAGCATCAGTTGCAGACTTCTCTATACTACCAAATATAGTTTTAATTTGATCAGCACTAAGACTAGCTTCGATTAAAGGTCGTAACTCGTTGTAAATACCTTCAACAACTGCCTGTTGTTCGATATCAAGGTCATGACATGATTCTAATAGGATTTTATTAGAATTAATCATATGTTGTTCAAATATTATATTGCTTACTCTCATGTTTACTCGAAGGTTGATATGTTATTTATTGTAATTGTGAGCTGAAGCTCACATTCGTTTTCGCTTTCGCTCAACGAATTTTCTTTCTCCTAAACTGTGTTGATTATTGTAATTGCGAAGCAATTTAAGTATTATGCAGATTGTTCAGTCATACTTAGCCCTTGCGGGCTAAGAAGCATTATGCGAGTTGCACAGTACATACGGCGTTATGGCGTTTACAGAGGCGGTCATCCGGTACCTCGAGCCAAGTCTTATTAATGACGGCGGATTGCTACACAAACGCAGTCTTGCGCAACAACCGTGGGTTTTTCTCCCATCTTTAGCCTTGATATAATACTTTCTTGTACAGTAAACCGGTTCTGTAGGCATATCCGATCGTGGTCCTGTTAAGGATACTACTGTACAACCCCTCTGCCAAGTAGGGAATTCCATTGACTGCGATCCGAGATCCAGCTTTAAGGGCACACTAACAACGCCGGTGCGGGCTTATTTGGCAGTTTGTTGCCTAGATTTATTGAGCCTAGTGGCGGTGTGTGTTTGTTAAATTTTGGGTTTTTTGAGGATATGTGAGCCGTGAACTCGAACCTGTATGTGACCGTTGTACCAGTCAGTTGATTCTAGAACTTTGTGTTTGAATTGTTCTCTTGCCTCGATGTAGCTGCATTCTGATTTGTTTTTGCAGTAGAATAATATTTCTCTGGTGAAGTTTTCTTTGCCTAAGGCCTGTACGTCTGCTGTTAGCGCATCGCTAGAACCATAATAGTCCTTCCAATCGCTTTCAATTTTGCCTCTAATTTTCTTTTTCTTCTTTTTGCCGTTCTTCAAAGTTACTGTTTTATAAGTGGTCTTTGCAAACTTGGCTAGTTTTTTGCCTATATACTTGCGCCCAGAGACGACATTAGTAATAAGATATACGAAACCGATGTAATCTTCGGAGATTTCAACAACTTCTTTCTTCTTATAGTACCATGTCATCAGGTACTTATTTTCTTGGGCCTTCCTATCATGCCTTTTCTGGCTTGTTTGCGTTCTTCTCTTTTTGCCTGTATTTCTATGCGCCTTACGCTTGCTTCATTACGTATTTCTGATAGCCAATATCGTGCCTTAATGCCTGCTTCGTCAGAGCCTTTGTATTCAAATCGTTCTTGCCACTTAAAATATTCCTGAAAAGCAGCAATCATCTTGTCATGGCTTTCTGAACTCAAGCAACAATCTCCACATCATTTGAATAGCTGGTAAATCCGTTTTCTTTAATAACCTTGAGCACATGATTAACACGGCTGGTTAGATCATCTCTATGACTGATCAAGAATACATTCTTATTACGTTCACGGGTCATCTTCTTGAGTACCGCAATACTACTTTCAACTCCGCTGGCATCCATCCCGCTATCAACAAGTTCGTCAATGAATAACAGATTAATTGCTTGATATAAGTTTTCCCATACATCACGGAATGCCCACGACATAGACAAAATAAGCCTATTGCGTTCACCACGTGATAGATTATCAAAGTCTAGATCTTGTCCTAATTGTGTAATAATAACAGTTAGATCGTTTTGGAATTCTACCAGATGCGGTAAACCAATTTTATCGAGATAATACGTCAGTCGCTGATTTAGATAGGCTAGATTTTGATCAATAATACGCTTACGGATAAAGCTGTCTTTGTTAGTTAACAGTTTGTGTAAGAACTCTTGATGGTCTTTAACACGCACTAGTTTGTTTAAGCCTTCATAGTCTACTTCCTGTACCGCAGTATTGCGTAATTCTTCAATTTGTTCAATGTAAGGATTATCTTCCGCAACTTTGATTTCTAAATCACGCTCTAAACTGCCTAGAGTATTTTTATGATTGAGTGCTTGTTCTAGATTGTCATAGATCACTGTGGGACATTGACCTAATTCACCAACTAGACTAAGTGCTTCGTTAAGTTCACTGAGTTCTTCACTGTGAGTTTTTAAATGTCCTTGGCTTTCTTCAACCTGCTTGCTTTTAGCAGACATCATTTCATCATGTTTGGTATCATGTAGATCTTGACCACAACTATGACACTTGTGATCTGCAAGAGTTATTAATTCTCTTTCTAGTTTTTCCAGTGTTCGCTGTTCTCTTTCTAGTGTACTAGTCTGTTTGGCAACAAGAACTGTTAGGCTATCACGTTCTTTTTTACTTTTGTTCCACTCTACCAAAGCACGTTGATTGGCAATTTCATCATCAATCTCAACATCCAACAATTTTTCAATGGCTTTGGTTAAATTAGTAAGAGCAGTTTCGTGTTGTTCTTCCCACAGGCGTTGTTTGCGTTCAAGAGATTCGATACTCTGTTGAATACGTTCATTGCTGGCTTTGATAGTTTCAAGTTTTATATTTTCTGTGGAAATATTATCTTTGCTCTGTTTGATCTGTTCTTTAAGAGCTTCTGCCTTTTCACTTAATTGTGTAATACCCAACAGTTGTTCAATGATAGCACGTTGATCCGCAGCCTTCATAGAAAGAAACGGTTCAGTGTAAGTGTTAAGAGCCACAAGATGTTTGAACATGTCATGGGACATACCGAATACATCTTCAATATCTTTTTGTGTTTCTCTTGAATCGCCTTGACTCTCATCTTGATCTAGGCTTTCTTGTTCTTGACCGTTAACAGTAAATTTTAAAATGTTAGGTTTCCGGCCACGCTCGATACGATAGTCAATGCCGTCCTTTTCAAAACTAACAGTACACAGCATACCTTTGTTGTTGATCTTGTTAACAAGATTATCTTTCTTGATGTTAGTTAACGCAGTACCAAATATGGCATAGCTAAGGCCATTGATAATAGTGGTTTTACCTGTACCATTACGGGCTCCGCTGTCATCACCGCCTAGATCTAAGTTTTCACCTAGCACTAGCGTCAGTTGTCCTTTGTCAAAGTTAATTGCTTGGGTCTGTGCGCCCACGCTCATAAAGTTTCTAACTGTTAGGTCTTTGATTTTAATCATAGGTTATTGTAGATCTCCAACAGCATGGCCTTGTCAAAGGTATCACTGTCAATGGCATTAATTTGATTCATCACAATGGTATCAACTGATTCGAAGTTGATATCAATAGGAGTAGATTGTGCATCTACTTCAACTTTTTCTGGAATCAACATAAGCTCACGCAATTTGTATTGCGGCATGAATGTTTCTTTGATAAAGTTTGCTTCTTCAAAACTGATAGGGAGGTCAATGGTAACACGGCAATGCATCTTTTCTCTTAGGAGCTCGTCCGGTTTATCAATAATTTGACTCAGTTTGAAAGTGCGATAAACAGGTTGAGCAGTCCAAGTACGAAACTCAGGCTTGCCACCCCACTCTAACATCATCATGCCGCGGTCGTCATCTCCAGCATCGGCATAGTTGTGAGGAAATGCATTACCGATATAATGTATATTTCTATTGTTTTGTCGCTTATGAAAGTGCCCAGTGAACACATATTCTTGATTGGCAAAGTGACCCGATTGAATAGTTCCGTGATCCGGCATCTGTACCATGGCGTTCATGTAGAAGCTGGGCAGTTCCAAGTGACCAAACAGATACCGGCTTTTGATGTCCGGAATAGTTTTCCACTCGTCGCCTACTAGCCAAGGCATAATAGTTACATCGCCTTGAGTAAGTCGTTCTCTAACAGGAATAATATTAGGAAACAGACGCATGAATTCAATAGAATTAATTTCACGCTTGTCTTTATAGAACAAGTCGTGATTGCCTAGAATGAAATAGACTTTTTCAAATGATTGGCTCAGCTTCTCTAGATTAGAAACTGTATAGTTCATAGTCGAAACATCAGTGGTGTTTCTATTGTGATGCCAATCGCCGAGGAAAATTGCAGTTTCGCAGTTTTCCTGTTTGGCAACATCACAAAACCACGAGACGAAATCTTCGCAGTCTTGGTTATGCGTACGACTTCCTGATTTTAATCCGAAATGAATATCAGTGAAGCAGGCTACTTTTTTGAATAATGACATAGAATCTCCTTAGTTATTGTAACACATTTACAATCACTAGGTCAATCCCAATCTCCACCCCCGTCTACTGGTGCAGTACTAACTGGTCCGTATCCGCCACCTGGCTTACCCGAAGCATTCTGTCTTGTCCATGATGGATTCATGCCATTGATTTCTAAAATATCATCACGAATATTTTGATTACGTTTTTCAATGTTGATAATTCTAACGAATGAATTTGTAACAGCAGCCGTGTAGTAGGCAAACGGATTGTCAGATTTTGATTCGTCAAACTGTAGACCAATCTGAGTTAGCTGTAGAATAGCCTGTCCACGCATTTCGTCATTATAAGTGTAGCCACGCACGTTGCCTCTAGTTGCATACCGCTCACATAATTTTAAGAACATGCGGGCTAGATTGTTAGTCATTTGTCCATGCTCTTTGTTAAAGGAGCCAGTAACAAAATCACCTTTCCAATGACTTTTACCCACCAATATAAGATTGTCATTTTCATCAAACTTCCAGTGTTGGAAAGGAGGAAAATTCACCTTCTCATGACTATCTGCGGTATTCTTCAAGGTCTTTTTTCTTCCTGGTGCAAGCGGCACATGTTCAAAGGTCATGACTCTAAACACCACATCAGTTTTAAGGATTTTTTTGTAGTCAACTTCGTAATCTTTGGCAGGAAACTTTTTACCACCTGACTGTGCAAGTTCGTGGGCTTTTTTACCCATCTTGATGGCACGATTTCTCTTGGCATCGGCAATTGTTCTAATATTGATTTTAGACAAATTTGGGATGATTAAATCATAGTCACTGTATGCAGGATCGCTGTAGGTGCAATAGGTATTCTTGCTGAGATGTATTTCTTTTAGTAGATCCTTGTTGGTAAGATACTTGATCTTAGGAGGCTGCGTAATTATTGTCATTGTTTTAGAATTCTCCGGTTATTAATATAATAGCACATTTTGTCAATAATAAATAGTCTATATGACAAGGAAATTTGCTCAAAATGGCACGTAACTCTTATCCTGAAACTCCAGCACAAGAAGCTGCACGAATCAACCGAGCCAGCGGCGATCCTGAAGGTATCACGGCTGAACAGGTTGCTAACAACAGAGGCATTAATGAAAAATTAACGGCAGCATTTGGTGGGGGTGCATTAACAGCTTCTTCGGGACCTAACAGTAATCCTTTAGCAAGATTGGTTGCAAATGTGTCAACACAAGTTGAAGCTGCGGCCAATGATGCCGCAGCAGCGATTAAAAAAGCTCCCGAAAATTTTGCTTCATTAAAATCAAATTTAGATGCCACCGTTGGCCGTTTGAGCGGAGAAATAGGTACAGGTCTAAACGGGTTCACAGCCGCAGCAGGAAATCTTGCTAATGATGCCAAAGGAGCACTGGCTGGAGTCACCGGTGCTCTAGGCGGTATCAACAGCACAGTACAGAGCCTTGCGTCAAATGCCACAGGCATTGGAGGTGCTCTACAAGGACTAGCCTCAAATGCTACTAGTGCAATTTCGGGAGTCGCCGGAGCACTTGGCGGTGTTGCTGGCCAAGTAGGTGGTATTGCTGGTGGTATCAGTAATGTTGGTGCTGCGATAGGGGCAAGTTTAGACAAATTAGGATTGGCCAGTGGCGGGTTAGGTGGTGGTATTGCTGCACTTGCCGGTAAAGTATCAGGTGCAGCAGGAATGGTAAACAATCTTTTAAGTATGGCCAGAGGTAAGAATCTTCCTAGCGGTGCTGAATTATTTACCCAACAAGGATCGTTTGTCGAGTTAAAGCCGGGCGCAGTAAATGATTGGCGTGTGAGAATAAATTGCAATTTTGGATTGTTTGGCACAGCATTCAATAGACTTGTGGACACCAATGGTTTTGTTTTTCCTTATCTTCCAAACATCACAGTATCTTCCAAGGCCAACTATACTCAGATAGAGCCAATCCATAATATACAACCATTCTATGCCTATAAGAACAGTCAGGTTGATGATATACAAATTTCTGGAGAGTTCTCAGTAGAAAATGAACTTGATGCACAATATTGGATTGAGGGAACTACGTTTTTAAAAACAGCCACCAAGATGTTTTTTGGTTCGGGCGAAAACGTAGGCAATCCGCCTATTATCTGTAACCTCACTGGATACGGTGCAAGAGTTTTTAATAATGTTCCTGTAATTGTAAAAAGTTTTTCAGTTGATTTCAAAGATGATACAAGTTATATCAAGTATACTCCTAAAGGTGGAGCACCAACGTGGGTGCCTATAATGAGCACTATATCGGTAACAGTAGCGCCAATTTATAATAGAACAAGATTAAGACAATTCAATCTCAAAAGTTACGCCAACGGTCAAATTGTTGGCGGCCAAGGATACATCTAATGGCTTCATATAATCGAGCATCACCCTATTATACAACAAAAGAAAATAATTTTTATTTAGAATTATTAACTATTCGACCTGTGCCTTCAGAGGCAGATGATTATCGTTATATTATAGAAACACAATACCGACATCGTCCTGACTTATTGGCATTTGATCTTTATGGTAATGCCAAACTATGGTGGGTGTTTACGCAAAGAAATATGGAAACTATAAAAGATCCAATTTTTGATTTTGTTCCGGGAACCGTTATATTCTGCCCAAAAAAATCAAATATAGAAAAATATATCGGAATTTAAAATGTCAATTTTTGGTTCAGGTGAAACTCCAACAGAAAAATATGCTAGACTAGGGTCGGCCTATACTCAAACAAGCCCACCTAGTTTTAGAGACATTGGTAATAAAATAGAATCTTTTGTCAAGCCAGATGGTAATCCTATTTCACAGGTAACTAATGCCATAAGCACAGTAACCGGAACAGCCAGACAAGTTACCAATGCATTTTCTCAAGGTGCCACTATTGCCATAGATAAAATAAAATCATGGGAACCTGATCCTACAAAACTTCCACCGCTTGCTGTATCATTTTTGAAACCTATAGCAGGAGGACCGCCTTATCAAAATATACTGGAACAGTTTGCTTCATATTCTCCTCTCTGGACGCTGTCTTGCCTTACTCCCAACGAATTTAACAATCCGGATTTATACAGAAATAATCCCACAAGATTATCAAATGTAATTCTATCATCAGCAGGCCGTTATGATGCACGAAGAACCAATACAGTGAATGGTGCTCCAGAATATTTCATTGACAACTTCTCTATGAAACACAATTTGGCACCAGGGGCTAAAGAAGGAAATACCAATAATTGTAACATTACATTCGATGTGTACGAACCGTATTCAATGGGGATGTTTTTACAAAGCATGAAAGTTGCAGCAGTAAATGCGGGATATCCTAGTTATCTAGTAGAAACTCCTTACCTTCTAGTGTTAGAATTTAAAGGGATGAAGGACAACGGAGCCATGCTGGCATCAACAGCTAAATTAACTAGATTTTTTACCATTAGAATAAATGAAATTAACTTTAAAGTTGACGAAGGTGGCAGCAAATATTCAGTGGTCGCTATGCCCCTGCACTTCAGCGGTTTCAGTGATCTAGTCAATATATTACCCAGCGACATTTCTATAACAGGAGAAACAGTTAAGAGTGTATTGGCATCTGGTTCAAGAAGCCTAACCAATGCTCTAAATAGAATACAACAAGATTTGGTCAAATCTGACCAGCAGGATCTAGCAGATATATATCAAATTGTATTTCCAAAAGATTCTTCAGATGATATAGGTGTAATTAAATCTACAAATGCCACCGAAGTGTTAAAAGCCACTGCCGATCCCAACAAACCCGCAGAAACAAAGATCAGTGATACTAAAGATGAAGTTCAATTAGATTTTGGATCAGGGCGAATCGGCAGTGATACCAACACCATGGGGTTTGATGCTACATCTGGCGGAAACTATGTTTACAAATATGAAAGTGATGTACTTGATGAAGATGGAAAGAAAGTAATTAAAGAGAAAATGTCAATCGATACTAATTTAAGATTGTTCACCTTCCCTCAAAAAACGACAAAAGTTAGTGAAGTAATTAATCGAATTATTCTAAGTTCTAAATTTGCTGAAGATGCTATCAAACCAGAAGCAATTGATGAAAACGGTCAAGTTGAGTGGTATAGACTAGATTGTCAGATACAACTACTGGGATATGATACCAAAAGAAATGTTCGTGCAAAGAAATACATCTATAGAGTTGTGCCTTATAAAGTGAATGCAGGCATAATAAAAAATCCTTCAGCTGCTCCGGCCGGCCAGGGCCAGTTAAGCAAAATTATTGCCAAACGTTACGATTACATCTACACCGGTACAAATAACGATTTGTTAAAATTCGACATCACACTTAATGCATTATGGTATCAAGGTCAAATGCCTAAACCGCCGAACAAAAATGCTGCCATAGCCAACAAAGACATACAGACAGGAGCAGATGAACAAAAAAATCAAGCCGTGGTGCAAACAGGCGAGGCAGTAAGCGGAGTATCAGCAGTCACAGGCGGTGCGTCAGTGAAACCGGATTATAGCATAAAAACCAGTTCGGCATCTGGCGATAAAACTGCAGAACAAATGGTGGCAGATGCATTTAATAATGCTTTTTTGAATGGCAGCAAGGATCTTACCCTTGTTGATATTGATATTCTAGGAGATCCTTTTTTCATATCTGACAGCGGGATTAACAGCAATTATTTTGCCGAGCCTGGTCCAAACAGACAGGTCACTGCAGATGCTACCATGAGTTGGGAAAGCAGTGAAATATATGTGTATCTATCTTGGAGAAGTCCCGTAGAACCCAATCTTGGAACTAATGGTAAAGGTGGTCTCTACAATTTCCCTAAAGGAGAATGGGTCAGTCCCTTCAGCGGAATTTACAAAATCAATTGGGTGACTAGTAAATTTTCCGGAGGCACATTTCAACAGACTTTAAATATGGGTAGACTGCTAGGACAACCACAAGATTTCATTGATGGATCTGAAGCAATCAGCAAGCAGTCACAGATGTTGTATGATACCACCAAACCAGAACCTCCCAAAACTACTGTAGTTGATACTGAAGATGATAGTATAAAATATGATGAAGATCAAGGATTAAATTTCTAATGTCTATTGAAAAACGAACCCCAGTTAGTGAAAGCTCTGGAAAAATCGGCTCCGGTATAATGATGGCCAAGGTTGTAGGATATTTGGATCCCGGATTTATGAGCGGACTAGAAGTGTCAATATCAAGAGATAATGGAAATACTATTGGCGACCTAGGTCAGACATATACAGTAAGATATGCCAGTCCTTTTTATGGAGTCACTGCGTATGAAAATTTAGGCTTGAATAAAACTGATTACAATGACACACAAAAAAGTTATGGCATGTGGTTTCCAACTCCTGAAATTGGCACCACTGTACTGTGTGCTTTTGTTGATGGTAATACTGCAGAAGGATTTTGGTTTGCTTGTGTGCCCAGCAGATTTATGAATCACATGATTCCCGCAATTGGAGGCTCCGCCGCGGTTGAACTGACACCAGAACAAAAGAAAAAATACGATACCACGCGGCCTCTTCCTGTGGCAGAAATCAATAGAAAAACCAATGCGCTAGATAAATCTTTAGAAACTGATAAAATAAAAAAACCGGTGCATCCTATTGCTGATGTATTTTTAGAACAGGGATTGTTAGAAGACGATGTACGTGGAACTACCACAAGTACTTCAAGAAGGAACATTCCTAACACAGTATTTGGAATATCAACCCCCGGGCCATTTGATAGAGGCCCCAATGCAAAAAAACAGTTTATTGGTAAACGGCAGGCACAAAGTCCATCAACGGTTCCTGTTAGTAGATTAGGTGGCACCCAATTGGTTTTTGACGACGGGGATGATCAATTCATAAGAAAAAAACCAGCCGGCCAAGGACCTTTAGACTATGCAGATACACTTAAGAAAGAAAAAGGTGATACAAATATTCCTTACAATGAATATGTAAGACTGCGTACACGAACTGGCCATCAGATATTGTTACACAACAGTGAAGACTTAATCTATATAGGCAATTCACGTGGCACCGCATGGGTTGAACTGACCAGCAATGGAAAAATTGATGTATATGCACAAGATAGCATATCCATACATTCAGAAAACGATGTTAATATTAGAGCCGATAGAGATATAAATTTTGAAGCTGGTAGAAATGTCAACACAAAAGCCGCAGGAGGCAACATCCAAATAGAAGCAGTGGGCAATTTGAATTTAATTGCAGCTCAAAATGGGAAAATCACTGTCGGTGCAGGATTCGATCTAGTTTCCGGATCAGGAACTAAACTGTCATCAGGCGGAGCAACCAATATTAAATCATCAGACACTAATATTGACGGAGGCAACATTAATTTAAATTCTGGATTGGCAGTAGCTGCCACACCGGCCTCTACATTAAAAACTCATGCTAATATTAAAACTAGTTCTAGTTCAACCTGGGGCAATAAAAAACGATACTCCGCAGGAACATTAGACAGTATCATGAAAAGAATTCCCATGCACGAACCTTGGGCGTTACATGAGAATCAAGCCCCAACACTGCTAACACCAAAAAACACTGATAGGGATACATAAAATGGCAAAAATATATAACAAAAAATCAGTGGCTGCGTTAACTGCCAGTACCGGTACCAGCGGCAACACCGCATTTACCTACAAAGGTTTCAGTTCTCAAGAATCCAAAAATGGATTTAAATTATACGACATCGATTTGGTAAAACAGGATATCATCAATCATTTTTATATTCGCAAAGGTGAAAAATTAGAAAATCCTGATTTTGGCACAGCGTTATGGGATTTGTTATTTGAACAATTTACTGAAGAAGTTAAAAAATTAATTACAGACGATGTTGAACAGATTATCAATTATGATCCTAGGATAGAAATCAACGGAGTAAGCATTGATTCCACCGATATGGGAATAAGAATAGAAGCTGATATAACCTATCTGCCTTTTAATATCAATGAACGAATGACTTTTGATTTTGATAGAGAAAACAAAATCATTTACTAAGCAGTTTATTTTTATAGTTAAATACATGATAGGATAGTAAAATGACCACAACGTCTAGACAAAATAATTTAATACTCAACGAAGATTGGACTAGGATCTATCAGACTTTTCAGAGTGCTGATTTTAAAAGCTATGATTTTGAAAATCTTCGCAGAGTTATTATTGCCTATTTCAGAGAAAACTATCCAGAAGATTTTAACGATTATATTGAAAGCAGTGAATATCTTGCTCTGATTGATGCTATTGCATTTCTTGGACAGAGTCTTGCTTTTAGAATAGATCTAGCCAGCCGTGAAAATTTTATTGAACTAGCGGAACGAAAAGAAAGTGTACTTCGTCTTGCTAAAATGTTGAGTTATAATGCTAAACGTAACATATCAGCCAAGGGTTTGTTAAAATTTGACACTGTCAGCACCACAGAAAGTGTTTTAGATAACAACGGTAAAAATCTGGCTCAACAGACAATTGTGTGGAATGATCCAACCAATCAAAACTGGGTAGAACAATTCGTCACGGTGCTAAACGCTGCAATGACAGACAACACTGCATTTGGCCGCAGCCAAGGTTCCGCAACAATCGATGGCATTGCTACAGAGCAATATCGATTTAGAACCTCATCAAATGATGTGCCAATTTTTGCCTACAGCAAAGTGGTTTCTGGCCGCCAAATGGCATTTGAATTAGTCAGCACTAGTTTCAAAGGCAAAGAAGAAATTTATGAAGAAACTCCATTTCCCGGCAATCAATTAGGTTTTATATATAGGAATGACGGCAAAGGAGGGACCAGTGCTAACACTGGATTTTATCTCATGTTCAAACAAGGCAGTCTTGAACTAGCAGATTTTTCTATCGATGTCCCTGCTACTAATGAATTAATCGCTGTAGATACAAATAATATCAACAATGATGATGTTTGGTTATTTGCACTTAATTCGGCAGGAGTACAGTTAAATGAATGGACCAAGGTATCGAGTTTAATAGGCAACAACATTTCATATAACAGTATCAATAGCAATATTAGAAATATCTATTCAGTGCTCACAAAAGAAAATGATAGAATTGATCTAGCATTCGCAGACGGAGTATATGGTAATTTACCTCAAGGATCGTTCCGAGTCTATTATAGAACCAGCAATGGTTTAAGCTATCAAATATCACCAAATGAAATGAGGGGAATCACAATATCCATTCCCTATACCAGCAAGACTGGTGTCAGGCACACTCTTACATTGACCATGGGTCTCAAGTCTACTGTAAGTTCATCTTCTCCAAGTGAGTCTGTGGCTTCAATCAGAACAAATGCTCCTGCTCAATACTATACCCAGAATAGAATGATTACCGGAGAAGACTACAATCTTGCCCCATTATCTACTTCACAGAACATTCTCAAAGTAAAAGCAATTAATAGAATATCAAGCGGAATCAGTAGAAACTATGATTTGATTGATGCCAGCGGGAAGTATTCTAGTATAAATGTATTTGCCGCCGATGGACTTATTTATAAACAGAACATTGAAAAATCATTGGCATTTAAATTTACAAATAGAATTGATATTATAAATTTTATACGCAACAGCATTGAACCCATCTTTGCTTCTGCAGATACCTACAATTTTTATCTCACTAAATTTGACAAGATCTTGTTTAGTGACACAAACTATCGCTGGAAACAGATAACCACAGATGTGAATAATTCTACCGGATATTTTTACAATTTTATTGATGGTACAATTTTAAAAGTTGGGTCATATACTACCAGCACATTGCAATACATCACTCCGGGCACATTGGTTAAATTCACAGCACCAGCCGGCCAGTCTTTTAGACGTGGCAAATTGGTTACTACTGATGCCAATGATCCTGAACAGAAAGATCGACTATGGACCAAAGTTATAAAAATCACAGGCGACGGTACCAATGCAGGTGTGGGAATTCTAGCGTCTGGACTAGGAGCAGTGCAGTTCAGTGACATTATCCCATCAGAAGCTATTGCTACTAGGATAGTGGCTAAGTTTGTTAACAATCTTCCTAACGGAATAGAAAACGAGATGATCAATCTCATGCTGGCTAATCTTAATTTTGGTCTGCGTTTTTCAGTAATCGATGCATCTTGGAAATTAGTAGCTACTGCTAATCTTGACTTGTTAAATGATTTTAGCCTTGGTAAAAGTGGCGACACAACTAGTCAAAATTTAGATTCGTCATGGATCATTGCATTTGTTAAACAGGCAGATGAATATTTTGTTAGAATACGTGGTTTAGAGTATGTGTTTGGTAGCATAGAAGAAAATAGATTTTATTATGATAGCTCACAAAAAACCTATAACGGTAAAACTGGTGATGTGGTCAAAGATCAAATTAAGATTTTAGGAATTAACCCGGACAGTAATCTTTTGAATCCCTTGAAGCAAGATATTAGTTTTGCTATCAGCGATGCTATTACCTTTGACGACGGATATCAAAGCACAGAAGAAATAAAAATTGAATTTTATGATTCTGACAGTGACGGAGTCATTGACAATCCTGAAGCATTTGAGCAGGTAGCAGGACTAGACTTTGATTTGAAATTTTTATTCTTCCAAGAATCTGTAGATGTAGCAGGCAATAAAATCAGACAATATGTGGATAATACTGATAACATCATTGTCGTTGTGCAGAAAGAAAGTCT